GTCGGCGCTCTTGACACTTCATGCAAAACGGCTTGCCACAATCTAGACAATACCGTTGCCAGGTCGCAGTTGCGCCGCATATATGGCAGATGCGAAAGGGGAAAATAGCGGGCTTGGGCCGGTGGACGTGCTTAGTGGCCGGGGGCTTATTCTGACGGCGGGTCATGCCGCACCGCCTTCCGCTGTTTCCGTCTGCGAAACGTCAAAGACGTAGCCCAGGATGAAGCCGGGTTTCTCGTCAACGTTAGTAATTACCTTCTCGCTTGCGCCATCCGGAGCGACCTGTTCGCGCTCCCCGCGCCGGTCGGTCGGGCACCAAATCATCAGCCCGCTCTCACCCTTCTTCACCGCGCGGCCCGCCTTCTTCCACTGGTGGAAACCGCCGACCAGCGTCACGTCGGGGCGCTGGAGGGCGATGAGCAACTGGTTACCGAATGAGAGCGTGCGGCCTTCGACAGTCGTCGCCAGCATCCGCGCCGCCAGCGCCTGCCGTGCGCCGTCGTCCAGGTCGGCGACTTGAGCGCACAGGGAGCGGAACTGTTCCCGGCGCGCCTGGGCTTTCTCTTTCTGTTCGGGGGTTGCTTGTCGTCTCATCGTCTTTTGCTCCTCTGCTTATGGTACACTGGTCGGCGCGCCGACTCATCGTCTGCGCTCCGGCCCGGTCGCGTCGCTGGCGTGGCCGGGCTTTTTCTAGCGATTAGTCTTTTGTTGGTCGGGCGAATTTCCAGTAGTCGGCGCGCTGTCCGAACGCCACGCGATGCCACTGGCCGTTGACCTGGATGACCGGATGCGTCCCGTTCAGGTGCAGCACAGTCGCCTCGCGGACATACAGGCCGCCATCGCCAAACGCCAATTGGCCGATGACCTGGTGTGAATTCTCCAGGATAATTTCTCGCTGCTCAACCGGCTCAGCCCCGCGCAGAGCGCGTACCGGAATGAGCGCCATATCGCCCTGGCGGAGAATGAGATTGTAATCGCAACCGAACATCCAGTCCTGGACGGCCTTGACCGCATCCACGCCGCGATTGACGGCGGAACGAACTACGGCGGCGCTCACACTGTGAGCGAAAGCGCGCCTGTCCTCGTTGTAACCGCACAGGAAATAGTTTTTGCGGACATTCGTCCACCGCTTCCCGACGATAGCCTGCCGGATTTGGATGATTGCCAGCAACTGGCCGGAGTGCGGGTCGTGGCCGTAATCGTACAAATCCCAATTCAGGGCCGTGCCGCGATGCTTCCGATCAAAGGCCGCGCCGAATTCCCACGAGCCATGCTCGTCGCTGGAAGAGCCAGCGGCCTCGACCAATTTCTGAATCGCCTGCCGGGTTTCCAAGTCCAGGCTATCCATTCTGATTTCATCGTATGTGCCTCTGTTCATTGTGGGGTCTCCTGTGTCTAATGGTTTCGTTCTCAGGCGGCTACCGCCGGACTCGAACCGGCGCCGGGGGGATCGCCCCGGAAGCACCCGCGTTCTGTCGTAGCCATGTTCATTTCTTCGCTTCTTTCCAGCATGAACTCAAAATAATCAAACAACAATTTCGTTAGCCAGGGGAATTGTTGCGGTGGCAGGGTGGCGGCGCGGTGGGCGAGGGGGGTGTTGGCGTCCATTTCGTTTCCTAATCCTGTTATCATATTATCACATTCACAGGATTTGTCAATAGGGAATATATTATGTAGTCATAACAACGTTCTAACCCGGCCTTGACAGGCCGGGGCCCTTCTATTACAATGTTGATATGACAAAACAGACGCAGTCCAAACCGTCAGCCTTGCTCGCTCCCGGCGTCGTGACCGTCTCTGAGGCCGCCAAGATTCTAGGCATTACGCCCGGCGGGGTAGGGATGACTATCTTTCGCGGCAGCCTGCATATCGTCGGCCACGTCGGGAAGAGCGTACTGCTCAACCGGGCCGAGGTCGAGGCTTATCGAGACAGTCGCCAACTCAGCGGCCCACGCATTGTCCAGTCCAAACCAAAATGACCGCCGCCTATGTCAGAAACCGTCATGCTGCTCCTGGCCGGGCTCATCCCCGGCATCTATATCGGTTGGTTGGCCGCGCGCCGTTTTCCGCGCGTGCTGTCCGACCCGCGCCCGCAGGTGCTCGTCCCGATGCGGCGGAACGAATTCAAGCCGCCGGGCGTCAAGACCGCGCCGCGCAATCACCGCGACCAGTGGCTATGGTGGACGAGTCAGTTTATCCGCACTGCCGAGCGAGTGGCGCGGGCGCGCTTAGTCCCCGCCGACCGCCTACCGTCGCTGCGCACGCTCGAATCCTGGGGGATGCCCCGGCGCACGACGCGGCGTTACTACGTCGCGCTGGCCCGCGCTGGCGTTGTGGAGATCCGCCCGCAGGCCGGGGCCTATTGGCTGCTACGCGCCCGCGCCGCGCGCTGGTCGGCGCTGGCTGGACAGTCGTTCGCGGATGAGGCCGAGAGGCCGCCGAGGTTCAAATGGAATTAGCAATCTGGAAACATCAATGGCCTGACAAGCCTGGCCTTTGGTGGACATACCGGGAAAAATTGGGGACCGCGATAGAATATTGGACGCAGGAGGCAATAGAAGATTTTCGGTCTGACCCGCCCCCCTTATATTGGTATCATCCAAGCATCCCCCCCGCTCCCGCCGCCCGCCGCCGCCGCCGAAAGCGGGGGGAGTGAGCGTGAGGCGTGTGCACAGCGTGTACACGCTGTATCAGTTGTGCACAGTTGTAATTACCATAAAGGATTGACCTGGAAGGCAAAATGCCTTATAATGAGCCTGTCGAGTTGCACAGGTAAGGGCGTTTTGTTTTTTAAGCCGTCAATCCCATACAAGCGTTTGTAGGCAAAGCGCCCCCCACTTAGGACTCACGTCCGGCTGTGCATCTCGACAATGACGGCAATAAGTGGAGGGCGTTTTGCTATGAAAAATGTTAGAAATGAACTGGGCGTGATTGCTTATTTCGCAGAGCATTGTCATCGGGCTGGACTGGAGATTATTGATTTGCAAGCCAAGTTTCCTGATGCAATAGTTTTAGATTTGCAAACTGGAAAACAATACTTGGTGGAATTTGAGTTTGATGCCAGAAATTTTATTCAGCATAAGCACGATCCTTTGGGTTGCCATTTCGTAGTTTGTTGGAGGAATAGTTTGGTTGAATTCCCCTTACAACATATTGAATTGACTAAAGATAATTGGACGGAATTCAAGTATAGAGAGTTAGATGAAAAAGATATTCAAATTTTGGCATTGAAGTTTCGCAATATTGAATTAACTCGTTTTACGACAAAGCCCATCGTGCAAGATAGGGAAAAATCTTTAATATCTATAGAACAACGGGAAGAACTGAATAAAATTATTATTTCATTTTGTCGGGCGGGAGATCAAGTTGGCTTTTCAATTTTACAAATGATTGATTTTTTCAAGGGGCATCTTACTAAACGGCAATGGGGTAAAATTACGAACCTGCTATGCCGAGCCGGAGTATTTGTAAAAATCCCACAATCAAAAACTTTTTGGGCTACGGGGTGGTCACTGAATCGTTTGGAAGAAGAAATTAGAGACGGCAAACTTTTCTTAGATTATCCTATTTATTTTGTTGATGCGGCTTATGTGCATCTTACTTTTCAGGACTTCTTTGAATATTCAATGAGGCATGATAATGATGCGCCCCTTCCTGCCGCCCGCTGACGCGCCCGAAGAGCAGTTGCCTGGCCCGCAGTTGGCCGCTGTGTGGCTGGTGATCCTGCTCCTCGACGCCGCGTTCTGGTGCGCGCTGGCCTGGGGCCTGTATCGGTTGTGGGCGGAGTACGGGCATTGACAATCGGAGTCGGCCTGGCTATAATCAGGCCATTCACTCAATGCACAGGGGCGCGCTCCTGGACAGAGAGCCGCCCCGCTGAAATGACATGCACAAGTCCCCGCCGCCCGGAGTCCAGCCGCGCGGCGGGGCAAAAATTCGATTAACCTAAAGCGCCGCAGCCCTGACGCGTCAGGGCTGCGGCCAAAACCGATAAGAATTCCGGCCACTACGGGCCGACAATTTTATTCACGGCCAACCGCTCCAGTGATGGGGCGGTTTGGTTTCCTGCTATAATCTTCCTGGCGCGTGTCCTCCCCCTTCGCGCGCCGTCCGGCCCGTTGACCTCCTCTGCGACCCAACGGGCCGGCCTTCGTCTAGGCTCAGGCTGTAGTTTGCGTTCCGTTAGCCGCCCCGTTTGACACGCAATCCGAAACGGGCGTACAATGTCGGTGCATGGTTTCTCCTTGTGTCCGCCGGGCGGCGCGCTCCCCTATTTGCGCCGCCCGGCCAAACTACTCACTCAAAAGGATCACTCAATGAATCCCAAACTAAAGGAATTGCTTGCCAGCCGCAAACTGTGGGCCTCGCTCGTCGGCGCAGGCGCGGTTTTTGCCTCGGCCTACCTGCCCGACTTCCCGCTCAGCGAAAATCAGGTGACGGAGTTCGTGTATGTGGTCGTCGCCTACGTCATCGGAACGGGCGTCGAGTCGGGTCTTAAAGCGCGCTAACGCATGACCGGATTAGATTGGGCGGCGCTCACGCGCCTCGTCCCGGAGATCGCTATCGTTGTCGTGTTCGTCTGGTTCACGCTGGAACGCGACAAGCTCGACCGCACTAGCCGGAAAGAGCGCGATGAGCGCGATCTGACCGCGCGCACGGAACGGGACAAGGACTGGCGCGATTTTCTCTCGACTCAACGCGGTGCTTTCACCGATTCGTTGACGACTTTGCAAGCGGGACACCGCGAGGGCATGGCGCGCCTGGCCGAGGAAGTCAAGGCGATGAGCGTCCTGCAATCCGGCATGAACGCGCTACTCGTGGCGCACGACCAAAGCGCGCGCGCCGCCATTGAGAAAGTCATGCGGTCGGAATGAGCAATCTGCTTCTGATTCTGTTCGGCTTCAGCCTGGGCTGGCTGGCCTGTTGGCTTTTGAATGATGGACGAAGGTATCTGATTGTCTGGCTTTCAGACCTGGCAGATGAGATTGACCGCGACTACGGCTACGACAGCCGCACCGGGGAGCGGAGCGATAATGAGGTCAGGATGCAAAAGCCGCCCGCGCCAATTACAGTTCGTAACCGCCGCCGCACCGGGGAGCGGAGCGATAAATGACTGCCATCCGGGAATTGCAACTCTCCATCGGCTATCCTATCCTGTGGCTGTTGCTCATGATTCTGGAAAGGCATTACAAATCTTTCTCGGAATATATGAGTGAGCAAGGCTTTGAATACGTCGGTTACGGAATGTACGTCAGTTCTGAGTAGGCTAGATTGCAATGACCGCCGCCGTCGCGCTCCTAGCCGCGCAACTCGCATTGGGGCAGCCGTTCCCCTGGCCGGCTGAAATGGTCTGGTACGATCTGGCCCGTTGCGCGGAGTCGCCGATCAACTGCTTCGACGTGCGCCAGTGGTGGAGCATGGCCGCCGGCCACGACGCGCGCGATTACTACGGCGTGGCCGCCGCCTGCCCGCCGGAATTTCCGCTCTATACGCGCCTCACCATCACCGGCTCGTGGCGCGGCCTGGCGAACGGAGAGCGCGTCTGTCTCGACCGGGGCGGGGCGGTGGTCATGCGCCCTAACGGAACGGCCATCGTTGACCTGCTCTCGGCCTATCCGGTGTGGCGCGAGACGTTGACGGTGAGCGTGTGGCCGCCGTGAAACGCAAAGCGAAGCCCGCGCCGAAAGTCAACGGCCATAAATCCATCTCCCATTTGCGTGACTTGAAACCCGATAGCCGCAATGCGCGCAAGCATTCGCCGCGAAACGTGGGCGTCATTGAAGCCGCCCTGGGCGAAGTCGGCGCGGCCCGCTCTATTGTAATAGATGAGTCAGGCCAAATCCTGGCGGGGAATGCGACGGTCGAAGCGGCTGGCCGAATCGGGATTGAGAAAGTCAAGGTCGTTGACGCTGACGGCGAAACGCTTGTCGCCGTGCGCCGCTCCGGGCTGACGAAGCGGCAGAAGACGCGGCTGGCCCTGCTCGACAATGCGCCCAACGCGCCCGAGGCCAATGCCGAGTATTGGGATGGTGAAATCATCGCGCAACTGGCCGCCGAAGAGCGCGCGCTGCTAGACGGCGTGCTGTATGACGAAGAACTGGCGGAAGTCACGGGCGCGGAAATGCCGCTCTCGGACGCCGAGCCGCAATTTGACCGAGCGGAAGAACTGCGTGAGAAGTGGGGCGTGCGCCTGGGCCAGTTGTGGTGTATCGGGGAACACCGGTTACTATGCGGTGATTGTACACTTCGCGAGAATGTCGAGCGGGTGATGGGGGGAGAGAAGGCGGCAATGGTATTCACAGACCCGCCCTACGGCGTAAATTATGATGGAGGCACGAAAGTAAGAGAAAAGTTGAATGGAGATGGATCAACTGACTTGTATAATCCAGCCTGTAAAATGGCTGCTGTTTTTTCGGATGAAAAATCATCTTTGTATCTTTGGCACGCTGGCATAAAGGGTATTGCGGCTGCGGCTGCGGCTGCGGCTGCGGCTGCGGGCTATGAGATACGATGTGAGATTGTGTGGAACAAAAATTTGGCGCAATATGGTGCTTTGTCGGCTCAATACAAACAAAAACACGAACCTTGTTATTATTGTTTCAAGCGAGGTCATAGCCCAAGATGGTATGGGCCGACAAACGAAGTGACTGTTTGGGATTGTGATCGCTCTCGCATCAACGAATTCCATCCAACACAGAAACCAATTGAATTAGCCATGCGTGCTATGTGCAATAGTAGTAAGCAGAATGATATTATTTCGGATTGGTTTCTAAGCTCTGGCACAACCCTCGTCGCCTGTCAGAACCTTCAGCGGCGCGGGCGCGGCATAGAGATTTCTCCAGGTTATGTCGGTATTGCATTAGAAAGGATGAGCAATGCGTTTCCCGGCATCGAGATTGAGTTAGTGAACGATGGCGCGTAAGAGTCAGAAGCCAAAGCCGAAAAAGGCTAGGAAAACGCTACTCCCCGGCGCATCGCCCATCAGCGGTGTTGTGCCGCCAGTCGAGCATCGTTTCCAGCCGGGCAAACCTGGAGGGCCGGGCCGCCCGCGCAAACTGGCCGAACTCAAGGAACTCATTCTAAACACATTGGCCGAAGAGACGCACGACGCCGAAGGCCGGCGTACGGGCCTGACGCGCGCGCAGATGCTGATACGGACGATGTTGATAAAAAGTCCGAGCGACCGCATCGCGTTGCTCGAATATGCGTTCGGCAAGATGCCACAAGCCTTTCAGCATTCGGGCCCCGATGGCGGCCCGATCCAGTTCGCGCAACTCTCGGAGAGAGAACTCGATGACCTACTCGCTGGACTCTTTGCTCAGGTTGCCGCGCGCTCAGAAGGAGCAGGCGGCGCAACTCCTGGCGGAGAAGGCGCGGCGGGCGGCGACGCCGAAACTCACGGCGCAACTCCGTGAGCCGCATCCTGAGCAACGCCGCTTTATCGAGAGCGCGGCCAAGCGCAAAGTGATCCGCGCCGGGCGGCGCGGCGGCAAAACGGTCGGCGTCGCTATCCTGGCCGTGCGCGAATTCATAGCTGGGCGGCGCGTGCTGTACGCCACGCCGACGCAGGAGCAACTTGATCGCTTTTGGCACGAAGTTCGCGCGGCTTTGCAAGACGAGATTGACGCCGGGCGGCTCTACAAAAACGAGACGCTGCATATCATCGAGCGGTTAGGCACGGAGAATCGGATACGGGCAAAAAGTGCCTGGAACGCCGACACCCTTCGTGGAGATTATGCCGGGCTGCTACTCCTGGACGAGTATCAACTGATGAGCGAGGACGCCTGGGGCGCGGTCGGCGCGCCGATGCTCCTGGACAATGACGGCGATGCCGTGTTCATCTACACGCCGCCGTCGCTGCACAGCCGCAGCGTGAGCAAGGCGCGCGATAAGCGGCACGCGGCTAAGCTTTTCAAACGGGCGGAGAAAGACAAGTCGGGGCGGTGGGCGGTGTTCCACTTTGCCAGCCGCGCTAACCCGCATTTGTCTGAAACGGCGCTGGATGAAATCGGCAGCGACATGACCGCGCTCACCTATCGGCAGGAAATCCTGGCCGAAGACCTGGACGCCCTGCCGGGCGCGTTGTGGACGCCGGAACTCATTGATCTGTTACGCATGGACGAAGCGCCGCGCTTAATCCGTATCGTCGTCGGCGTGGACCCGAGTGGCTCAGCCGACGGCAACCCGTGTGGTATCGTGGCGGTCGGGAGCGGGCCATGCAACTGCCTGGGCTATCCTGAAACACATGGGTTTGTTCTGGCTGATGGTACAATACAGGCCAGCCCCGGCGTCTGGGCCGGCGCAACAGTCGCTCTTTATCACCGACTCAAGGCGGACGCGCTGGTGGCCGAGGCCAATTTCGGCGGCGAGATGGTCGCGCGCACGATTGAGACCATCCCCGGCGCGCCGAGCGTGAAACTGGTCACGGCCTCGCGCGGCAAGGCGCAGCGGGCCGAGCCAGTCGCGGCGCACTACGAACACCACCGCGTCCATCACGTCGGCCAATTCCCCGAACTGGAAGACGAGATGTGCTCGTGGACGCCGGGGACGGCCTATTCGCCCAACCGGATGGATGCGCTGGTGTGGGGGATAACTGAGCTGGATTTATCAGGAGGCGATGCTTATGGAGAGGTCATCGAAGCCGAGCAATACCGGATTGGTCAAAGCGATTATTGATTCTTCGGCTATTGCTCAGAAATTGGCCGATCTGCTTGACCAGGTTTTCCCTTCCGTGTGGATTGTGCCGCGCCCGTTCACGATTGACGACCAGGCCGACTACTACGGCGCGGGCCGCGTCAAGCCGGATTTTGTGCGGCGGGACGACGAAGACTGGACGGGGCCTGCCCTGGATTAGGAGAGAGCCATGCGCCAACCCGTGGATGATTGAATTTCTCTCGACCGCTTGGTATCGGCTGCGTGCCGCCGCCGTGCGCCTGCTCCTGCTCTTCACCGATGAGGACCCCGGCGGCGCGGTCACGCCCAACACGCAGACCTTCATCGATGATGGCGTGGACTATTCATTGCCGCTGGTCGTGCCGGAGTGGGCGACGCCGGAGCAGAAGGCCCAGATCGTCCAGACCTATATTGCCGAGGCCGAGTCCACGTTCCATTTCCAGTTCGACCGCCCCTATCGCTACAGCGAAAACCTGTCTCAGTTCCCCACCGCCGACCCCTTGCGCGAGTGGGATTTTGTCACGCGCCGGGCGGTCTTGGCGCGCTGCCATATGGCCTGGGAGCGCAACCCGCTGGCGAATGCAGCAATTGCGCTGACGACTTATTTCTCAGTGGGCGATGGGTTGACCATCACTTATCGCAATGAACAGGTTGAAAAAATCCTGGAAGAATTCCGGCTCAACCCGGAGAACGCCGTCCAGCAATACGAGAAATCGTTTTGCAATGACTTGCAATTGGATGGCGAACTATTCATCCGCTTTTTCAAGGGAAAAGATGAAGACGGCCAGATCGTCATCGCGCCCCTGCCGCCCTGGGAGATTGACTGGATCCGCACCGAACGCGGCTTTCGCAAGCGCGTCGAGGGCTATCACCAACTCGGTGGGCAGACGGATGGCACGCCCGGCGACTATGAAGCGATTGACGACGAAATCCCCGCCGCTAACGTGCTGCATATCGCCATCAACCAATGTTCCTACGAAACGCGCGGGCGGCCCGAACTATTCCGCATCCTGCCCTGGCTGCGCGCCTACAAGGATTGGCTCGAAGGCCGCGCCCGGCAAAATCACTGGCGCGGCGCGATTCTGTGGTTGGTGAAACTCATCGGCGGCACGCCAGGGCAGGTCGCCGCGAAACGCTCACAGTATAGACAGCCGCCGTCGCCGGGGTCGCTGGTCGTCACCAACGACAAGGAAGAATGGTCGGAACTTTCCAACAAGGTCGGCGCGGCGGATGTGTCCGAGGATGGGCGGCAGATCAAAATGATGACCGCCATCGGCGCGCAGATGCCGGAATACATGCTCTCCGATGGCGCGAATGCTAACTTGGCGAGCGCGACGGCGCAGCAATTACCGGCCTTGCGCAAATTCAGCCATTTCCAGGACATCATGCTCTGGCAGGTCTGGCAGCCGATTTATCAGCGTGTGCTGGAGAACGCCATTGAAGCCGGACTCCTGCCTGAAGAAGTCGAGGAGCAGGATGCCGAAGGTGAGTCAATCCTGGATGCTGACGGCGCATCGAAACGCATTCCAGTGATTGAAGCGTTTGACCTGGCCGCGCCCGAACTGGAAGAAGAAGACCCGAAGACGTTGGCCGAAGCCTTGAAGATCGCGGTCGGTTACAAATGGGCGAGCAACGAGACGGCTTCCGGGCGCATGGGCTTTGATTGGCAAATCGAGCAGAAGAAGATCAAGCGCGAGGAGCAAGCCGACTTAGAGCGCATGGCGCAGGGCGGCTTGGGCAGCGTTCCGCCGAACGGGAAAGTTCCGGCCCTGGCAGAGTATCCTGTCGGGCAAGGGCCGAACGGCGGCAGCGGCGCACAAGAAATGGAACAGGCAGTCGAGCGCGAAGCGCACCGCCAGACGCAGGCGGCGGATGGCGCACGCCTGACCGCGCTCAGCGATTCGCTGGCCGCAGTACAGCAGGCGATGACCGTGCTCCAAGAGCAGGAAGCCCTGACCCGCGCGCAACTGGCGCAGCCCGAACCGCCGCCGCCAAAACTCGATCTGACCCTGCCGATCAATCTCAGCGTGAACCTGCCGCAGCCGGGCATCGAGATCAAGCCGCAGTTCACCACTCCGGCGACGGACACGCAGCCGATTGCGGATGCGCTGGAGCGGGCCGTGCGCGACATTCCCGCGCCGGTCATCCCGCCCCTGGACACGACCCCGATTGCCGACGCATTGCGCGAGCCGCAACCCGCTATCGAAGTCACGGCTAAAGTCGAGATGCCGGTCGGCGTCAAGACGACCAGCGTCGT